AAATCTAAGGCGGAACCTAAAGCATCCCTTTCTCAAATTAAGGTTGTATCTTATAAAGAGAAAAATGAATGGGATTTGGTGCCGAAATACAACATCGGTGGAATTAAAAAAAGCAAGGAATAAATTATGGCTATAAAATTAGAACTTGAAGTGCAAGAAGTAAACTTAGTGTTAAGATCATTAGGTAAACATCCTTTTGATGAAATTGCTTCTTTAATTGGAAAAATTAAACAACAGGGCGAAGCGCAATTAGCTGAACAAGAAAAAGCTAATGCTGATGCAGCTCCTGCGGCTGAAGCTCCTGCTGCAGAGTAGTTAATACTTTTAACTAACGTTTATTAATACTTTTAACTATATACTTTTTATAGTTAATTGATATATAATAATAGAGATAACTTATTGTAGATTATCGATAAAGATGAAATATGATAATGTTATCTTGTGCTCAAGGTAGACTTGTTGAAAGACTCTCTACTGAACTGCTTATTTAAATAAAATTCTTAAATAAGGAGAAACATTATGTGGACTAAACCAGCTGCAACAGAAATGAGATTTGGCTTCGAAGTTACTATGTACGTATGCAACAAGTAATTTCTAACTGATTTTAAAATCTGTTATAAAAGATAAGAGGGAGCTTTGGCTCCCTTTTTTATTAAAAAATTATTGTACATTAATTAGAAAATAATATATAATTATTAATTATGGGAAAAGAAGAATTTATTATGTTAGGAGTAGTAATTGCGATTGCATATGTAATTACATTTCTATTAGGTTAAGGAGATTATTATCGCTATTAATAAAAGATTTTCAAGACGTACTAAACCACAAGAAGAAGCAAGAGGCTTAAAAGTTCTTGTACCTGAAGGTGGATTTGAACGTGCAATGAGGAAGTTTAAGAAGAAGATTCAGGAATCTGGCTTACTTCAAGAACTACGTGAACGTGAACAATATGAGAAACCAACTACTCGTAGAAAACGGGCTAAGAGCCAGGCACGTAAGAGATGGTTAAAGAAAGTAGCTTCTCAAACACTACCTAAAAAATTATATTAATATGGCAGCAAAGAACGATATAACCGGTGATTCAATTCAAACTAGAGGGCCATCGAAATCATATGCTGATAATTATGATTTGATCTTTGGTGTAAGATGTTTAAAATGTAAATTTAAACAGAATATGGATTTAGAACCACCAGTCATTATTTGTCAATCATGTGGAGAATTATTATGAAAGAACGTGACCCTAGTAAACACATACGAGAAATTAGTGTAGACAAAGCTGCTGAAACTGCTGGCGGTGTTTATTCACTTATTGTCTATGCATCAATGCATGCAAGAGAAATTGCTAAAAGAAGAAATAAAATTGATGCAAAACACAAGAAATTGCATGATTATGGTTATACGCCAATTAATCAAGCTTTAGATGATTTCCAAAAAGGAAATATATAAATAGTATTGTACATGCCATTTGGGTGTACATTTTATTAGTCTTGCTTATTAAAGGAGAAAACTATGACTAAAATTCATTTTGGGCATTTATACCCATCAACCCTCGGCTTTGACAGAATGTTTAATACTTTGGAAGCTATGCTTGACACAGTTCCAGATACTTCTGCCAAATTCCCACCTCACAATATTATTAAATTAGATGATCAGAAATATGTTGTCGAATTAGCTGTTGCTGGTTTCGATGAAGACGAAATCGATATTACAGTTGAAGATGGCATATTGAAGATTGCAGGTGAGAAAAAAGAAACCGAAGATGAAATTGAATACCTACATAAAGGTATTGGTACTCGTTCTTTTACAAAAACTATTAAATTAGTTGATACTGTAGAAGTTCATGGTGCTCAATATAAAAATGGTATTCTAAAAATTGGTCTTGAGAATGTAATCCCTGATCACAAAAAACCTAAAAAGGTTGAGATCAATAAAAAGGGTGTTAAGTTCTTTAAACAAGATCTTTTAACAGAAGAGAAGTAGCGATAGGGGAGCTTCGGCTCCCCATTTTATGGAGAAAATATGGAAGTTTATGAAGTAGTAAATGATGTGTTACCTGATAGGAATCTATATCTATTAGATTTTTATGCAACATGGTGTAATCCATGCAAAATGATGGCAAAAGTATTAGAAGACATGGAAAGTGATGTTCCTGTTTATAAGGTAAACATTGAAGAAAATATGGAACTTGCCAAAAAATTTAATGTGCGAGGTGTACCAACCCTTGCTATGATGAAAGACGACGAAGTTTCAGAACAAAAATCAGGATTCATGAAAGAATCAGAATTAATAGCATTTATTGAGAGCAATAAATAATGATGTTATCATATCCAGTTGTAGTAAAAGGCAATTATGCTATTAAGCTATCAACATGGAATGGCAGCGTTATAGCCGTTGCAGATCATTTAAAAGATCCAACAAAATTTTTTATTAAACATTTTACAGACATAGATGATGGTGCAGCATATTTAGATTTTATAATTGAGAAGGATTTAAGAGATGGCGGATATTAAAATATTTAAATTAATGAGTGGTGAAGAACTACTTGGTGAAATAAAAGAAACAAGTGACGAAGGTATTGTACTTAAGAATGCTGTATCAATTGTCTATCAACAAACTGAAAAGGGTTTAGGCGCAGGTCTAGCTCCATTTATGCCATATTGTCAAGATCCGGTGACAATCAAAGACCATGCTATAGCTTCTAGCGGTGAACCAAATAAAGATATGCTAAATCAATATAATACAATCTTTGGTTCTGGTATTGTTGTCGCAGGCGCTAACGAGATGCCTGAGGTTAAGCTTACTAAATAAATATATTAATGCCGTGAGAAAGCCCCACAGGGGACACACGGTGCGATCAAATTTGTTACAATTTATTTACAATTTTTTTCATAAAATTGTTTACTTTAATTAGGAAACAGGATATAATGTACCTAATTGATAAACAAATGGAGAAGATTATGGATATCAGCAAATTAAAAACAGTTACTCTAAATGGTCCAGAAGATGGCCATGAGATTGCTTTCATTGTAGATAAAACTGCGTACATTGTAAGAACTCACGGTATGAGTGAAGCAATATTTAGAATGAAACGTGAATTTGGTATTCAAACTCATGAATGGATGTTATCATGTGACAAAGCGGTTTTAATTCCTGGAATTTGGGAATATCAAATGGCTGTTTGCATTAAAGGTATGAACGAAGATCAAGTTGCAGATCTTGCAGATCAATTAAAACTTAATGCGGAGGCTGCATAATGATTGATATTGACAAAATAATCAAAAAAGAATATACTAGACATGGTGGTGCCTTTGATCGTGGAGCTGCTGATTCATATTATCACCGCCCACCAGATCCACATTATTATGCAGAAGGCACAGGTACCTCTGAAAAAATAACTGATCTAACGCAGGAGGAACGTGCTGCCTATCAAGCTGGTTATGACTATAACGAAGAATATGGAGGCAAAAAAGAATGGTAGACCATTTAGAGTGGCGCTGTTTTTGTCGTGAAAAATACTATGAATATTGTGAAGAACAGAGAATGTGGGGACTCGGTGCTAAAGTAGTGTGCATGGAACAATACTTTGCTGAAAATAGATGGTACCTAAAAAAGTTATATAAAAGTATGTACATTAATTAATTAACGTGATATAATAGTTTTATTATGATGATATATGTGAAAAATACTTACAAGCCAATGCGCAAATCTAAAAAGCGTATTGATCAATCTAAACGCCCAACTAAGGCTAAGATTATACCTATTGAAACACACTTCAATGTTGTGGCTTCAGGTGTTGTACATCGTGAAACTCCACAGTACAAAAGCCTTGATACACATGCTGGTTCAACGGCAAAAAAACCTATTCAAGAATATACTGGCACAAACATGCTCGGTATTGGTCAACTGCACAAATCAAATTCTGTGCCAGTATTTCGTAAGCAAGATGCAGAAGATCAAGCCAAAATGAGGAGAAACTAGATGAAACTTAGAAACATAGCCGTTACAGCCGCGGTGTTATTAGCAGTTGGCTGTGCTTCACAACAAGAAAAGGTATCATTAATTGATAATCCACTTGAAGCTAAACCAGATATCAAAGCACAAGAGGTAGCATTTCTAGAAGATAATGGTACAATCTCTCTTGAATTTGATGAAACTGGTGCTGATTGGTTAACAATTGAATCTACCGGTACTTCACCAATTACATTCAACCACGCAAACTCTCGCGAAGAAGCAATGACTGTCGCATCAATGAGAGCACGTGCAAACTTAGTTGAATTCTTAAATAATACCATTAAGACAGAAAAGTTTATTGAGAATGTTTCAAAAACAATCTTAAACGATTCTTTAACTAATGGTACTAATACAGTAACTCAACCTTACACTGAAACAGATATTTTTGGTGATGAGTCTACTGAATTGAAACCAACTGACTTAGTGAATAATGTAGAAGAAAGAAATCGTTCTACTAAAGTTGCTCAGCAAGTTAGTCAAACAATTCATGAAAGTACAAATGGTATTCTTAAAGGTGCTTTAATTACACAACGTAAAGTTGATCCAAGTATCAACATGGTTGCTGTGACTGTAAGAGTGTCTAAGAAATCAATTAATGCTGCTCATAAAATACGAGCTCAAATGGAAGGTCAGTAATGTTTAAGTTTATTATTGGATTTGTATTAGGATTCTATGTAGCAATGTATGGTGTATCAGCAG